TAAAGGAAGTGAAAAGTTCACCTGAGAAGGTCTGAATCATAAGATCCATGTAGACTTTGACCCTGTCCCAATCGTCTCCGAACTGAATCTTGGCTTGGCCGTGCTTCATCAGCATATCCAATATATTGACAAGTTCTCTAAGACCCATCTTATCCAAGATGTCGAAAAAGATTCCGTGCTGGTGGAGGGCCACGGAAATGTCGCAACTGGTCGCATCGAGGCTCCACATTTCTAACTCTTCATCATATATCCAAATCTGATTTCCCATAGTGGTTTTCTTGCCCGTATTCAAAGGCAAGCAGGGTCCAGTTTTACCCCTTAACCAGAGATTGGTGTCATCTCCGGCCACCAATAAGTAAATGGTGCGAGGTTCGGTATATTGGAAGTCATTTCTTATCTGAGACAATTCCTCTCGAGTGCATGTACTGCACATCAGGAGACGCAAGGTCCAAGTATTTCCATCGCGATTGACGAAATTAGTTGTCTTGACATTTATCACCTTCTTGAAGGCCGGGTATAAGTCGCAGAATTCAGACATCAAGAATTGGCACTCTGGTTTGAGGTTAAAAATCGCTCTCACCTTGGCCATCACCCTTTCTTCATCCATATCAGGTCTATTGACTTCGTCGGACTTGGGCATAATGCTTATGTCTGACACTTCGGTCAAAGCTAGGTCTACCTGTTTCTGAAGTTCGGCGGCTTTCTCTCGTCTCTTGCGCTTGTACGATTCCTCTGGCCTCGTAATGTACTCCACGACTCCTACTGGTTTGAAATCTATTGCTGGAAGTTCGAAGTGTTCTAAGAACGTTCCGTATGTGGAGTACACTTTCTTGCCTTGCTGACAGCATACATGTTTCCCAAAATTCTCTGCCTCTGGAGTCATGTCCAGAGACCACCATGGTCTTTCCGGGCATCCTTGTCGCTGACATTGCGTGACACATTTGGAGTCAGCTGTGAGACATTCTGATCTATATTTTGGCGAATGTTCTGCATCCGGCCAAGCTTTATTGATCATGGCTGAGAAATTGTTTGGAGGGAGGCGAAAACCTGCAAAGTGAGCATAAGTGAAAAGGTCGGCTGTCAAGCCGTAATTCCTTTGGCGAATCTTCAAAGCTATCCCATGCAAGAGTTTCCACTTGGCTTCGTCCAAAATACTTTGGTTCTCCGATTCCCTCATGGTGCTCTTGACTGCCAAGGGACCCTGAACGCGCAGTTCTGTGCCTGTGCATGCCACCATTAGATGGTCAGTATTTACCACTTGGAAACCACGGTTGGCTTCTAAGAAGTTGTCTGTCATATCGTATCCGATTTCCGTGTCGTTTCGAACTCCAAAAATGGTCTCCAGCTTACCACATATGAAATCGTATGCGGCGCCCGCATAAATTCGGGCTTTAAGCGTCTTTTCTCGGAAACCTATAAGAAGATTGGCGACTAATGTCTCCGGCGTGTATTCGACGTCGAAGAGGAAATTGATGATCCAACAGATTCCTTTGAGCCAGGAAGCGTAGTTCTTAAGGAAATCTGACAACCATGTCTGAACAGCTCTGTTCTGATATTCCTTGGTGTCAATGATGGCCCTCAAAGTATTACAGAACACCTCATGAGCCACTTTGTGTCCTAAGAACTTGTAAATCTTAAGGTACATGGGACTGGTGAGAGCTGTTCGGAGACTGTGTCTGATGGTAGCCAACATATAGGTCGTGTCTTCAGACAGCGCAGTTCGACTAAGGCCTTGGTAGTACAAGCTTGAGAAAACTTCCAACTCTTGCATTCTGCCCCAGCGGTCGATGTAAGTGATTTTGCGCATTTCGTCTCTTGCCTGGTTTGCATCTTCGATTTCTACATCGAGGATGTCGGGATTAACATACTGCTTGAACGAGCCTACGCCTTTGGCTGCTTGATACTGCCACAAGACCACAGAGTAGTCTTCTACGGTACAAAGGGTGAACGGGGACCAATGTCCAAAGAGTATGCTTTCATGGCAGAAATCCTTTGTGCCCAATTGCCAAGATTTCTCTTGGTCAACCGTGTGCGACACGTAATAGGTTTCCTGTAGCTCGTGCTGGGTGTATAGGATCCTACCTCCAGTCGCGTGCCATGAAGATTCTCCTTCGAACTTTTCTCCGGCGGAACCGATGAAGGTCTGTCTGATAACATAGACTTCATGTATCCCTACTGCTAGAAATTCTCGGAGAGCTTCGTTGGCATCTAGGGCGTATACGTCAGTGAGTAGACCCGAAACACCTATATAGTCCAAACTTTCATGTGTACGAAGGGTCTGGGCCATAGAGGAAGTGTTCTTCCTTCTATGGTTATCTTGGGCATCCTTTATGTTTCCACAACTTAGCACTTCTACTTCAGGCAGCAATTCGTTGTTCATGGCCTGGAGATTACCGACGCGATCGTTGCCGTAATTGTCAACTAGCAACCATTTACGGTTTTCTACGCTAGCAATCATTTCGACTAAGGTTTCGGGTTCTACCTGATCGTCGTCGTTCTCTGAGAGTACTGAGTCTATTAGTATGGAAGCTGCTGAAAGCCGAGCTTGTTCTGCGAGAGCTTTAGTGGCTTTCTCTTGAACAGACTGGAGGACTTTCAATTCGCAAAGAGATCTGGTGGTTGCAGAAAGTGGGTGACTTTTCTTTACTAATTGTTTCACGTACATCGGTTTCGAGCCGTTTGCCGAATACCATGACTTTTTCTTCAAGGTCTTGTCATCTAAATAA